AGATACTCTGAAAGAAGCTTTAAATCTTAAATCTAAGTTTAGAATCTACGAGAAAGAAACAGCTACTGCAGAAAAGATTCATACTGATGCTATAAGTAGGATTAATCAGCTTGAACAAGTAGGTCAGATGGGAAGCTTAACTGCTACTATGGCTAGAACTAAAGCTAATGAAAGACTTTTAGAGATTAGACAGAAAGATGTTGACTTAGCTAAGAAAGCTTTAGATGAAGCTAAACCAGAAGCTAGACCAGCTAGTCAAGCTACTTATGATTTAGCAGTTCAAAAGTTAGAAAGTCTAAAACTTGTAGCTAATGAAACTGGAGCTATGATTGAGCAATCTTTAGGTAATGCTTTTGATACTGCATTCACAGGTTTAATTAATAAGTCTATGACTGCTAGTCAAGCATTTAAAGCTTTCACTAATAGTGTACTTGCAGATATAGCTAAGATTATTGCCCAAGAAATAAGAAGTCAGATACTAGGTTCTATTTTAAGACCTTTAGCTGGTATGGCTTGGGGAGGTATAACTTCTGGTTTTAGTAGTATGTTTGGAAGTGCAGCTGCTAATACGGCAGGAACTGTTGGAGGTATTAACATGAATAATACTTCCCTAGCAAACATGAAACTAGCTAATGGTGGTGTAGTAGCTGGAGCTGGAATCTCAGCACACTCTGGAACTATAGTTAGTTCTCCTACAGTATTTCCTTTTGCAAAAGGTGTTGGTTTGATGGGCGAAGCAGGTCCAGAAGCTATTCTACCTTTGAAACGAAATGCGCAGGGTAAACTTGGGGTAGTGACTGAAAATGCTGGACAATCTAAAGGAAATCTGTATAATATCACAGTAAACGTACAGTCTAAACAAGGTGAAAATCCAGAACAGTTCGGGCAAAGAGCAGCTGAAGCTATGATGCGTTCAGTAGCTAAAGAAGAAATATCTAATGCCCGTAGACCTGGAAATACCTTAAACAAATCGAGATTTGGCTAATGGCAACTACTACACTTCCTTTAATTACAAAAATAACTATTGATAGCGATAAGACTGTTGTATTTAGTGAAGTATCTGCTCAGTTTGGGGACGGCTATGAGCAAGTAGCCCCTAAAGGTATTAATAATAGAAGAGAGAGTTGGAATATTCAATGGGGAGCCTTAACTACTGCTGAAAAAGATACTATAGTCACAGCTTTAAATACTGTAGGTTCTTGGGGAATCTTAACTTGGACTCCTTGCGGAGATTCTATTCAAAAGCTTTATAGACTTTCAAAAGAGGGTTACTCTGTTAAGAGAGAAGGAGCTAATAATGTTTTCTCAGTTAGTTGTTCTCTTCGCCAAGTCTTTGATATAACTTAGGAGGGTAAATGGATATTGTACAATTAACTACTCAATCTACTTTACCAGCTTACATAGAGTTATTTGATATAGACTGTACTGCTATAGCTGGAATGGGTAATGTATATAGATATACTCCTAATGTAAATGGTAATTCTAGTGTTCTATTTGGAGGAGATACTTATCTACCTTTCCCTATAGAGATTAGTGATATTTCAGCTAGTGCTGATGGTGCCCCAGCTAGACCTACTTTAGCTATATCTAATGTCAATAAGCTATTTGGAAGACTCTCTTTTAGCTTTAAAGATATTATAGGAGCTAAAGTTATTTACTATAGAACTTTTGAAACTTATCTAGGACAACCTACAAAAATTTCTGCAGCTCCTATGAAGTACACTATAGCTAGAAAAACTTCACATAATATGAGTTCATTGAGTTTTGAACTTAGAAGTCCTTTAGATTCGGACAGAGGTATGCTTCCAAAACGTCAAATGTTGAAAAGAGACTTTCCAGGTCTAGGTATTAATAAGGTAATGTAATGTACGACATAGATGAGTTACAAAGAGGTGTTATTAATAACTATCCTAATGAAAGCTGCGGGTTTATCTTAGAAGATGAATCTATAGTTTTCTGCTTTAACATAGCTGATGTACCAGAAAAAGCTTTTAAAATAAATCCTATAGATTATATTAAATATAGCGGAAAGATTAAATATGTCTTTCATAGTCATTGTGTTAATACAGATAGAGCTAATCCTTTAGACCCAAGAACTCCTTCAGTCAAAGATATGGAAGGGCAAGAACTGACTGGAATACCTTGGTTAATCTTTGCTACAGAAGGTTGGACTGTCTCTGACCCTATAACTCTGCCTAGAACCCCAGATACAAATTATCTTGACCGTCCTTTTATCTGGTTTATTAATGACTGCTATACACTTGTCCAAGATTACTATAAATTTGAGCTAGGTATTACTTTAAAACCTTATGTCTTACATGATTATACCAAAGTTAGAAAATCTGATAAAGTATTTGACGAATTTATAGAAGATTATGGTTTTATCGAGCTTAAAACCTTAGATGACCTACAAAATGGTGACCTTTTCATTATAGATAATTCCGGATTTACTGAAAATCATCTAGCTATTTACCATGAAGGGTTTCTACTGCATCAAGGATTACTCTCTTGCAAAGAACCTATGGAGAACTTTATGTCTCAGATTAAAAAGAGGTTAAAATATGTTGGTTAAAATCTATAGAACTTTAAATGAATATATTGATTTTGAAACTAACCTTAAAGATACTAGAGAAATTTTTAACTCTATAAAACATACCTATGGTGAAGATGTTACTGATAGTATTTTATATGCAGAACATTTATTTATAGGAACTATAGGTGAAAGGGCAGATGCTTTAACTCCTACTACTTTATTTTCTGATATAGGTTTATACGAAGAACTTCACATAATACCTAAAATAGAAGGTAATGAGCCAGTATCAGCAACTATGATAATGTCAGCTTCTATTAGTGCTACTGCTGCAGTAGCTGGAGGTGGTGGTACTATTCTAATGTCTGCGGCTATGGCTTCTGTAATTGCAGGTATAGCTAATATGGCTATTGCTATCGGTATCTCAATGGCAGTGTCAGCTATTATGACTCCAGATAGTTCCTATGGCTCTGACCCAGCTAGAGCGCAAAAACAAAGTAAAATGTTTAATACAGCACTTACAATAAATGAACAAGGTGGTTCAGTACCTCTAACTTACGGAAATCCTTATTGTGGTGGTGTATTAATTTCTTCTGGTATTTCTTCTATTGACGTGGCGGCAACATGAGTACAGAACTTATTATTGAAGGCGAAATGGGTAAAGGCGGTAGTGCGCCTACTGAATCTAAAGATAATCTTATCAGTGACCAAATTGTTAAAACCTTATTTGTAGTTGGTGAAGGTGAGATTCAAGGTGTTGATGGTATTTATCTTGACACAGTAGGTATTGCTAACTTTGACGCTACTTATGAAGTTAGAACTGGGACTGTTGGTCAATCCGTAATAGCTGAGTTTGTAGATACAGAAACTACACTTCCTGGGTTTACTTCTAAAACTTTAGTTAGAGGGTCAGCTAAAAAAGCTGGAGAAGAACTTCCTAATGTAAGCGCGGCTAATTCTACTAATGCTGGAAGTTTTGTAATTAATAATTATTATAAAATTACAACAGTTGGTACAACTACTAACTGGAAACTTATAGGAGCTTCCACTTCTGCTGGTATGTATGGTGAAGTTTTTAAAGCTACTGGAGTTGGTAGTGGTAATGGTGTAGCTATACAACAGTTACGTTTTGAACCTAACTTTTACTCTACAGTTATACCTTACTCAGCTACTCCCGCTGCAGCTAAACTTACTTTTTCAATCTCTGTTATGTCAAGACTTGATGGGGATGGGAATCTTTTAGGCAGTGAAGTAACTATAGCTATCTATACACGCCCAAATGGTTCCTCTAACTGGGTCTTAGACAAATCAATTACTAAAAAAGGTAAAACTACTCATGGTTATACTTTTGATTATACTATAAAACAACCTACAGGAGCTACAAGTGCTGCTCCTTGGGAAATTAAAATAATACGCACAAGCCCAGATTCAGCTAGTTCTAAAAAACAAAATACAATCACTTGGACAACTACTACACAAGTTTATTATAGTAATTTAGCTTATAATAACCCTCCCTCAGCTTTAATTGGGGTTAAACTTAATGATGCTAGCCAGTTTGGTAATAAAATACCAGAGATTATGTTCAGAGTTAAAGGTAAAAAGGTCAAAATTCCTTCTAACTATGATGCTGCTAGTAGACTTTATACTGGAAACTGGGATGGTAGTTGGAAAACAACGCTAGGAGTTGTTACAAAAACTTATACCAATAACCCAGCTTGGTGTTTGTATGATATTCTCACAGATACAGTAGCTGGTTTAGGTATTCCCGAAGCTGACATAGATAAATATTCTATTTATAACTTAGCTAAATATGCAGATGAACAATTACCTAATGGTTATAGTGTTCCTGTAGTTTGTCAAGATGATGGAGAAGTTTTAGAAGAATCTTACCCTCTATTTATCCCTAGATTTACTTTAGATTATTCTTTTAACACGCGAGAAGGGACTAAAGAACTTCTTTCGCAAGTACTTAGTCTTTGTAATGCTAATTTAATTACTAATGAATTTGGTCAGATAGCTGTTATTTTTCAAAAACCTGGGCAAGTAGTTAAAAGAAATATCTCTAATGCTAATGTTATTGACGGTACTTTTACTTATCAAAGTTCTAATATTGAGCAAAGAAGTAACTTAGTTAATGTAACTTATAATAATGGACTTAATTTTGGTAGAACAGATACTGTAACTGTATCAGATGATAGTTTAATTACTAGATATGGGTTGCAGCCTTTAGATATAGTACTTCCTGGATGTTATTACCAAGCTCAAGCTATTAGAAAAGCTCGTTGGGCACTCTATACTAACTGTTATTTTACTAATTTTGTATCTTTTAGTGTCTTTTTAGATGGTATGGGTTATAAAATTGGGGACTTGATTAAAGTTTATGATAACTATAACCAAGATACACAACAAGCAGGTACTATTACTGGAAGTTCTACTGCTTCTGGCTCAACTACTTTAACTTTTGATAGAGCTATTACTTTAGATACTGGTAATTTTACTTTTTCATGTTTTGATTCTAGCGGGGCAGAGATTACTAAAACTATAACTGGAGGAAATACTTTTTCTAGTATAGTTATTCCTAACATAGTTACAGTTCTTGCTAATAGTATTTTTATATTTTCTGGTACAACTGTAGCTGGTAAAATTTATAGAGTAACCTCTATCAGCCAAAACTCAGATGAACAGTATGCTATTACAGGTCTTGAGTTTGATGAAGCTATCTTCTCCTATATAGATGGTACTGTTAATTTAACTCCTAAAACTGGAGATTTCTCTGGGGTTGGGCAGTTCTACACTAAAGCTGTAGAAAGTATCTCAGTTGTAGAAAACTTTGCTACTAATGGTATTTATACAACAGGTAAACTTCAAGCAAGTTGGACTTGGGATACGGCTAAGACTCAAAAATATAGAGCTAACTATAAGTTAACTTGGTCTGCAGATAATGGCATTACAACTATAGCTGATAACCTAACTACAGATACTTATGATATTATGAACCCTACTCCAGGTGTTTATACTATTACAGTTTGGGCAATTAACTCATTTACAGGTATTTCTTCAGCTGCATTTAGCTACCAGTATTCTTTTAGAACTGCAAGTGCTTTATCTTCTTTACAACCTCCTGTGAATGTAAGAGTAACTGGAACTTCTATTGCAAGTCCGCAGCCAACTACATTAAGTTTCACAACCCCAGCTTTAAGTTTACAATTTGACTACAATCCAGCTAATCAGAATGTAGATGATGCTCTTTATGACTATCTAGTTGAGGTTTGGAATAGCACTGCAACTACTAAAATAAGTTCTTACTCTGTAAATCCTGTAATTGGTACTTTAACTACTGACCCTATAGACTCAGATTTAACCTATAAACCTTTAAATGGGTTGTTCGAGTTATCTTTTAACGAGAATGTGAATATCTTTAGCGGCACTCCTGTTAGAACTTTTACAGTTAAAATCTATAGCCGGGACACACTAGGAGATTTATCAACTCCTATTGCAGTTAGTTGTACTAACCCAGTTCCAGCTTTTACTTCTTTTACAGTAAGTAATGATATTAGTAAAGTTAGAATTGATATTGCAGCTTCTACAGATATTGATGTTAAAGAATACTATGTTTGGAGAGGTAGTACACAGCTTTTTACACCAAATAACGATACAAATTTACTGTATAAAGGTCCTAGTAATAGTATTACTGTAAATACTCCAGATAATAACTCTTACTATTATAAATGTGCTATTTCAGATAGTTTTGGGAATACTAATCTTAATATTTCAGACTCCAAAGCTGGTGCTTCTATAGACATGACTGTTTCAAGATATAGTTATGTAGGACTACAATTTAGCACAGCAGAATCTACTAATACTGTTAGTTGGACTTTTTTTACAGCTTATAGAGAAACAGGAACTTCTGAAATTATTTCAGCTGGTAGTGCAGTTTGGGTTTCTGGAACTTTATACCTATACTACGTTCCTGGAAATGCAACTTTACAATCAACTACGGATGCTAATACAGCTGTTGCGGGTAGAATCCTTGGTAGTTATAAAGGTGGTAATGATATAACTGCAGACGCTGGTAAAGCTTATATAGACGGAGACCAAATTATAGCTGGCAGTTTATTAGCTAATGCTTTATCCACTAGTACAGCTTATATCACAAATATGGCTATGATTGGTAATATTATCCAATCAGATAACTATAGTGGTGTAAGTACTGTAGCGGCTACTACTACAGTAATTGGTAGAGTTTATGTTATAGCAGTCCCAGGTACTACTAATTTTACACTTATAGGGGCAGCTAATAATCTTACTGGAACTGTATTTACAGCTACTGGAGTTGGCATTGGAACTGGTACAGTAACTACTACAAATGCTGGTTGGAGAATTGATAAAACAGGTGCTGCTAGTTTTACAGGATTAACTGTACAAAGTGCTACTATTGATAATAATTCTAATCTAGGCAATAAATTAGTTTCTACAGTTCTTAGTGATGTAGCTACTGGTGTTAGTAAAAATAAAACTTTCTATGCTAGCGCAGCTCCTACGGCTAGTTCAGCTGGTGACTTATGGTATGATACTGGGACTGGAACTTTAAAAAGATGGTCTGGCACTGCTTGGGATGCTACTAGTGATGCTACTTTAAGTAAGCTTGGAGGTTCTGGGGTCAATGTAATGCACCCTAGATACTGTACTTTTGAGGAAGCTAGTTTACCTCCTATAATTACAAGTTCTGGTGCTGGTCAAGGTACTTGGTCTTTAGACAGCACAACTTCAGCGATTGGTTCTAAAAGTTTAAAACTATCTAAATCAGTTACCAGTTTCAATGATTTTTGTGCCTTAGCTCCATCTCCTTGGGGTACTTATAACCAACAATTACAACCTAATAAAAAGTGGATTTTCTCTATTTTTATGAAGTCTAGTGTTGCTAATTTTCCAGTAAGTATATTTGTAAGATATGCTGGTGACACGAATGCAGCGGCTTTTACATTAACAACAGGTTTAGCGAATACTTGGGCAAGATATAGTTACGTTTTAGATTTTAGCACTTTAAATGTTAAAGATTTTTTAGTTATTCTCGACCCACAAGAATTTGCAGTAGCTGACTTGTGGTTTGACGGGTTAATGATTGAGGAACAAATAGGAACTTTAACTACTCCAAGTGCTTATGCTGAATCTCCTAACTTTTTAACTACTTTTATAGGTGATTTAGAAGCTACTAAGAATAGAGTATATAGACAAACAACAGCTCCTACAGGAACTAGCTATTCTACTGGAGATTTATGGTTTAATACTTCAACTAATGGGGACTTTTATCAGTGGAATGGGTCATCTTGGGCTGTAGTAGCTACTATTGGTGCTGATTCTTCAAACTTGAAATCTGGTATTAGCCGTAATTTATTCCAAAATCCAATAGCTACTACAGCAATTGGGTTTAATACATATCAAGCTCCTAATTATACTATCGTAGGACCTTCTGTAGTAACTGCTGGTAATGCTGGAACTCCTTTACTCTACAATAGCATTAAATTTCTATTAAATGGTGCGGGTAGTACCGGTAATTATACTTCTTCGTTACATAATGCTGGAACTGCTTTAAGTATTCCAGTAGTTCCTGGGCAGAGATTAGAAGCTCAAGCTTATGTACAACTTATAGATGGTGGAGTTAGGTTAGAGCTTAATTTCTTAGATTCTGCTGGTAATGGTTTAGGTCCTTTTACTGGTGTTACAGGAGGACTTACAACTAGAACTACAGATACTTTTATAGATAATAATTTATCGAGTTTTGTAAGACTTTGGGGATTTGCTACTGCTCCAGCAAACGCTGTAAAAGCTTATATAGAATTAAGATGCTATGTGAATAATGGAAAAAGTTCAATGGCATTGTATTCTTCTATGTTCTATTTAGGGTATGCTTCGGCAGGTCAAACAGAAGCTAGTTTATGGACTTTAGGCGCACCTTCTAATACAAACCAACTAGCTGATGGAGCTTTACTTGGTCAAACTGCATTGTGGTCTGGTATACCAGCTGGTACAGGTAAAGCTGAAGACTATGCAACTGTTGGTGCTAACTCTTCTAATTTAAAAGTAGGTCTTAGTGGAAATCTATTTCCTAACGGAGATTTATCTGGAGGTATTGCTAACTGGGTAGTTAACTGGGTACAAGGTACTGGGACTAACTATACAGTAGCTTGGGATTTAGCAGGTCCAGATTGGGTTCCTGCCAAAGGTCATTGTATTGGGGTAGTTAGGTCTGGAACTCTCTTAGCTGCTTCTGGAGCATTTGATTTAAGATACACTAAAGCTATCCCAGTACAACAAAGTAAAAGATACGAGCTTACAGGTTATCTAGCTAATCATAGATGTTACGCTTCTATATTTGTTGGTTGGTTTAAATTAGTTTCTGGTGTAGAAACAAACATATCATATTCGTTCTTTGATTCTCCAACTTTAAATAATGGTGGTCAATCTTTAAACAACTGGTATAGAGCTGGTGGCTTTGCTACTGCCCCTGCTGATGCTACTTATGCGTATATTCATGTAAGAGCTGGAAGTCAATTTGGCGGTGACCCATATATGTGGGCAACTAATATCTATTTTGGGGAAGCACTTGCAAATCAAACTGAACTAAGCCCATATTCTAATTCTAGCTCTTCATTTTGGAATGAAGTAACTGGAACTGGTAAGCCAGCTGATAATGCTACAGCTAATAATATAACTAAAAGTGCAACCGAACCGACTACTTCTGTAAACGGGGATATTTGGGTAGATACTAGTCTTACTCCTAATGTTACTAAAGTTAGAGTTGGTGGCGCATGGCAATCAGCTGCTACTAATACCACTAACACTAATCAACTTACGGATGGAGCAGGGTTAGGTTCTAGTGCTGTATGGACTTCAGTATCTAGCAGACCAACTTCATTAGCTACTTTAAATGCTACAGATGGAACTAATTTAAGCACTGCAATTACTAATGCTAGTACAGCTTCTTCAAATGCTTCCACTGCTTTAACTGCTGTTAATGATATAGCTAGCGATAGTAAACTAACTCCAGTAGAAAAGAGTAGTGTAAGAGCTGAATGGAATTGTATAGAAGCAGAAAAACCAGTATTTGTCACACAAGCAACTGCTTATGCAGTTTCTTCTACAGCTTACACTACAGCTTTCACAGCTTTAGGTGACTATTTAAATGGTTCTAAAGCTACTGCTTGGACTACTGGAACTCCAGACTGGATTACTGATACCAATTTAGCTTCTACTACAGATATAGCTGGAGGTACTTTTAGAACTAAGTTTAAAGATTACTATGACGCTAGAGTAGCTCTTAGTAATCTTATCAATGGAGCTATTAAAACTATAGCAGATGGAGCTGCTAGTACTGCAAGTACAGCTAGTTCAAATGCTAGTAGTGCTGTAACAGCTGCTAATGGTAAGAATAAAACCTATACTGCAGCTACAGCTCCTACTACTGGAGTAGTTGCCGGTGATTTATGGTATGATACTACTGTAGGCATTATGAAACGGTACACTAGCGGAGCTTGGGTAAGTACTGTTTATAATTCTAAAAATATGTCTGGAGCTGGCGCGCCTTCTGGAGCTGCAAACGTAGGTGATACTTACTTCGATACAACTACTAAGCTAATGTACACTTATGGTTCTAGCACAGATATAGCGGCTACACTAATAGCTACCGGTGGTACTTATACCATAAAAACTGCAGGTACTACTAACTTCACGACTGTAGGAGCTACTTCTAACACTGTAGGAGAAATTTTTAAAGCTACGGGTACACCTACGGGCACAGGTACAGTTAGTGGGTTTACTTGGCAAAAAGTAATGCCTTTAATGACTTCGAGTAATATTAGTAATTTTATAGATAGTGCTTCTATTGGGTCAGCTCAGATTGGTACAGCTCAAGTTGGTACTTTGAAAATTGCTGGTAATGCTGTTACTGTTAATGAAGTTATACTTACTAGCGCAGTTACCGCAAATAAACCAGCCAATTCTGCTTTAGCTCAAGCAGATACCTATTTATTAAATGGGCAGGCTATTACTGGAGTAGATGTAGCTACTAAAAGAATTATAACTTTAAGCGTAGAGCTAGCTCATTATAGTAATAGTGATTCCTACTTTGGGGTATGTAGAGTAGGTACCTTTCCTATATTCTTTACACCTCCTTCAAATCTAGTAGGAAGTTTGGGTAACGTAAATCAATACACTACTAGTATAGTTGCCAACTTAGAAGCTGAAAATGCTGTAGTAAGTGCTGGCAATTTCATTCCAGGCAATGTATATATTATAGAGTCTGTAGGTACTACTAACTTTTCTGCTTGCGGAGCTGCCTATCCAGTTGTTAGTAACGTAAATGGGGTTACAGGGATGTATAATAGTGTTGGTAATTCTGTAGGGTCTAAATTCATAGCTGTAAGTGCTGGTAGTGGTACTGGAACAGCTAAAGCAGTTGCGGATATAGGATGTATAAAAATAGTATTAATTAACGGAGCTGCTAATACAGTTTACTGGAACGCTACAGCTCCTACAGTAAGACTTCGTGGTGTAATTATGACAGGTAAAAGATAATGATTTCTATATATAACTCTCTAGGACAAGTTCTATCTGCTTTTAGTACGCCTTCACAAGAGGTTATTGAAAGAATTAAAGAAGAACAAACAGCTTTAGGTAATTTTTATATAGAAGACCATGTAGAACCAGATTTATTCTATATAGTTGATGGTATTCCTGTGGAAATGCCTTCTAGACCTAGTTCTTCTTACTTTTTTAACTATGAAACTAAACAGTGGGAGCCAAATTTAGAAGTAGCTGCTCAGATAGTTAAGACTATCCGCAATCAAAAACTTCAAGAGAGTGATTGGACAGATACAGTATCTGCTCAAACTAGACTTGGAGAAACTTTATACAATGAGTGGCAAACTTACAGACAAGAGCTTAGAGATGTCACTTTGCAAGCTGGGTACCCACTTGATGTAGTCTGGGCAACTCCTCCTCAGTAGTTAATTTAGGTAAAAGCGTCAAGTTTCTGGCTAATGTCGGATTCTTGGCGCAAAATTCCCTTAAATATGTCTTGAAATTGTAACAAAACAAGAGTAAACTAACTAGAAATAGCAATTTAACTTTATAATTAACCTCGTTTAGTTATAAACTTAACTTGCTGATAAAGGTTTTGAGTAGCTATTACTCAAAAATGACACTGCATTACAGTGGGAAGAACTAGGAGATTGACTATGGCAGTCGATTCTACAAGTATGGGTTCGGGCATTGACCTTAACCAACTCTTTCAATCAGCAATTACAGGTGGTAATATGGGTAATCTATTCGGTGGTGGCAGTGACAACATGGGCGGTGGCATGATTGGTGGTCTTATTCTAGGTAGTTTACTTAGAAATAACGGCAACTTATTTGGTGGCGATGGAGCAGCTGGAGCAGCTGGTGGTGCTATGCTAAGAACTACTCCCGAACAAGCCGCTGCTAACATGAGCTTAATGGCTGGTATTGGCGATATTAAACAAGCTGTAGCTGTAGGTGTAGCTACAACTGAAACTTCAAATGCAACTCAAACTGGACAGCTTAGTTCGGCTATCCTTCAATCTACTTCAGCTAATCAAGTTGCCGTTGCTAGCGTTAAAGATGCTGTGAATGCTAACGCTGTAGTGTTAATGCAACAGTTGAATCAAGTAAACACTAACATTATGGAAAGTAAGTATGAACTTTCTCGTGATATTACAGCAGATGGCGAGAAAACTCGTGCTTTAATCACAGCTAATATGGTTACTGACTTGAATAACCAACTAGCTGACCTTAGAGTTCAACGCGCAATAGCTGATAATGGTGTTACTGTTACTAATAACATCAATCAGAACCAAAATCAACAACAGCAACAACAGCAGTTAGGGTTTGTAGTTAATGCCCTAAGCGGAGTTGTCGCTGAACTTCAAAGAAACACGCAATCTGTGGTTAATCTTGGAACTATGTCGGGGTCAGCAGGTTCTCAAACAGCTAATAACACTAGAGTTAATGGCTGAAATCGGTATGGTTTGGTTAGTTTAAAGGAAAAGGGGTAAAGATGAGTGCTTCAATAGCCGAGTTACAGAAACAGATAGCTGAATTACAGCTTGGAATAGCTCCTAAAGTGCCAGTTGCAACTGTAAATGACAGTTCAACCGACCTTAAAGCTTTAATTCGAGAAGCTATTCGTGAAGAAATGAGTTTATTGAAGGACTCAACTCCAGTTCAACCAGCTGTTCCAGTGAAAGAGCTATCTATGTTAGAAGCTGTGGGTCTTTGTCTTACAGTTGAAGAGCAACAATGGCTCTCACGCCCAGAGATACTTGCTCAAGTTGAGAAGAAGTTATCACTATATATACAAACAGAGGGAGGGAAGTCAGCTGTAAAGTCATTCCTAACCTACTTTCGAGGGTTCTATGAAAATTAAACATACAGTTGAAGCTACTGCGAAGGAGGTTAATGACCTCTTTGACATTAGTATGAAGGCTTGCCTAGCTAGTTATAGCACAGTTGAGG